GACTGGGGCAAATGCTGCTCTGAGCAGACTCTTAACGTCTTTGTTGCTTTCACCCGTCCAGCCATTGCTGCGGGCTGCCATGCGCAAAAACTCGGTAACGGTCAAACCGCGCTTCCAGTTTTCTCGGGCAGCTTCCAGCGCCTGCGGCTTGTAGTATTTTTCGCTGTCAAACGCGCTGCCCATTGCCAATGCCAGGCCGGCCTCGATGACTTCACCGGTCAGCTTTTGGCCGCTGCTGCGTCGGATGTTCACGCCGCGGCTGCTGCGTACCAGGCCCAGCTCAAATTGCTGTGCGTCGGTTTTGTTGTCTAGGGCATGGGTTGCGGCTGCCTGTACCGTGTTGACGTCGTAGCCTAGTTCAATGTATCGCTTGGAAATATCAACAATCTCTTTCTGTCGCTGCTTTTCCATTTTGATCTGGTCAAACAGTCCCTGAACGTCTGCCGAGTCTGTGCTTTCTGTTCTATCTTCCATTTTCTCAGTTTCCTCTCTTTGCGCGGCCACCGTTGCTTTGGTTGTGCGGTCTGCGCCTAGTGTCACAAAACTTACCTCGTACAACTCACCACCTCGCACAACATATGCGGGGCCATTTACCTTTGATCCATTTACCATGGTTGTTTCGCCATCAGCCAAAAACTGGGGCTTGGCGATCACATCTACGCCCACCGATGCCTGCCATGGAAAACCGCCCTTGGCCAGGTCGATAACCTGTTCAGCGTCTGGGCTGCTGGCGCTAATCACGCCGCCAATGTCCAGGCGGTTAGGCGGCAGCACTGTTGGCGATCCATGGCCAATAATGCGGTCGCTATCATGGTTTCTAAATAGCGGTATGCTGCTTGGCGTTTGTAGGCTTTCCAGGTCGATAACAACAGGGTGCCGATAGCCGCCTACGCGTACTGGGCCACCGTTGTAAGCGTTAATAGCCACAGTCGGCCTGGCTGGTACGCCCTCGATGTCGGCCTGTAGCTCAATCGTGGCTTGGCTTGATAATTCAATGCGTTCAGACTTGCTCATCTGGGCTATCCTCTACCGAGTCCTCGAGGTCGTCCTCGATTTCATCCTCTGGGCTATCTTCTATTTCTTCTGGTTGCTCGATGGGCTGCGGCTGCGGCTGGGTTTGTGGCTGCGGCTGTGCTTGGGCTGCGGTCAGCCCTAGCTCTCGCATCAACTCTAATTCCCTCGCTCGCTGCTTTAGCTCATCTTCCCAGTCCAGGCCACGCCTGGCGTACTCTCGGGCCAGGGTCGTTGTATGGTTGGCCAGCTCGGCTGCTTGGCCGGCTGCTTCTTTGGCCCTATCCACATGCTCGGCCTCGCTCCAGCGCCATAGTGGCGCCCAGTCGTAGGCAGTCTCGGCAAACAGGTCGGGCAAGTAGCCAGGTATTAACAGGGCTTCATCTAGCCAGTCGCGCCATAGCGGGTCTAAAAACTGTCGCTCGTAAATTAAAACGCGCTCAGCCCCGCGGGTTCGCCAGAATGCTTGTAGGTCTAGTCGGCCTGATGCGTAGTTGTATTTCGAGGCGTCTATAGCCAGCACTGCGGGCATATCTACGCAGCGGGCCGCCTCACGCACCATGCTTGTAATAAATTGCTCAAACGTCGCGTTGGGGTGTTCAGCCTTAAATTGGCTTAGCTTTGCGCCGGCTGGTAGCGTTACCATCGCCCCGCGCTCAATTTCCATCCTTTCCCACGGTTCGGCCTGATCTTCGTCATCTGCGCCGGCCATTTGCTCTAAAACGGCTGCATGGTCTGCGGCTGTCTCGGCTGCGGTCAGCGTTGCCAAAACAAATCTACGCAGTTGTGCAAAGATATTTAGCGAGGGCGTTAACCAGGGGATACCACGCAGCTGCCCAGGGCGATCTGCTCGATACAGGTGATACACATCGCGGGCGCTAATCCTGATGGCTGACTGAATAGGGCTGAAAGTGTCGCCTGGGTGATATGGCAACAGGTAGTAGGCCATGATGTCGCCGTTTTGGTCTAACTCCACGCCGCTTTCGTCGCTTCCAAGTTGGCCCTGCAAATTGTCAGTTTCAAACTGGTCAGCTTCCAGCAGCCTAACATTCAGACGCACTGGTGAACGCCAAAACGGGTTAGCGCTGGTGTACTTAGTAAAAAACGCCTCACCATCCCGCGGCACTGTTTCGCCAGCAGTTGCTAACTTGTTTTGGATCTCGGCCTCCTGCCACCATTCATGGAATAGCCGCATGACGACGGCAGATAGTTCGCTGACGTCCTGGCGCTCCAGCATGTTGCCCAGGTACGTTATTCCAGGGGTCGGCCCGCTGCCAATCGTGTAATTAGCAAGCGTAGAAACAATGCCTCGGGCGTAGGAATTGTTGCTGATTTCGTAGCGGCTGCGTTTTCTTAGCTGCCGGCGCACATGGGCATTGTTAGCACTTTTAGCCGATAGGTCGTCTGCCGCTGCCCAGTGCCGCTGGTTGTCGTAGGTGGTCTGGGCTGCGTCGTACTTCGCTCGTACCCTAACCAGGCGTGTTTTGGTTTTTGGGAATAGGCGCCGAAACAGGTTTATCAATTGGCACCTGGCGGCACTATCCGCGTATAACGCAGCCCTCGATTTTTGCGCCTCGATGCCTTTTTGGCCTGTAGATATTTATCGGCTTCGATGAGTTCCGACAAACTGCGCTGGGTAACGGTCACACCGTCTACGCTGGCAGACTGCGGGTTCTCTGCTGCGGTTTCAATCGTGTTTTCAAGGTCGCTGGGGTTGCTCATGCCCCAAGTTTTTAGAATGCCACAGCGCTAGTCAATTGCCTGGCGGCTTATCTTTTGGCTTTCGTCCAGTACTGGACAAATTGCCCAAAATTTTTTCCGCTGTCAGCACTCGATGATTGCAATTCCTGCAAATCCTGACGCGGCTTTTGGTGGCACCTGCGTTGCGTGTTGTCCATGCCCGCAAATCAGCGCAGCCGCACTTTGGGCAGGTCAGACCCTGACTCATGGAAACTCCTTTTTATTTTTCCAAGTCCCTTGGCTGGAAATTATTTACCGAGTATGCCGCTTAGCTTGCTGCTGCTCACGCCAGCTCACTTTTTGCTTGTGCTGCTTGACGGTTTGGCCTGGCAGGGCTGCACCTAGAAAACTGGCTGCCACGGCTGAACCCACCAGGCCGTCAAACCATTCATTGTCGCGGTTTGGCCTTAACTTCCATTCCAGCACCCGCCGGCCCGTTGACTCGCTGCTAGAGTCTATGGCGTACTCGCTGCTCAAATGGTCGGCTAGCATGGCGTGAGTGTCTGGGCGATCCCCGAACACCGTAATCCCTGTTTTGTCGTCGGTCGTCTTAATTCGCTGGCCAACTACGGTTTTCCACTGGTTCACATCGCAAATCAGGTGCCGCTGATTTCTCCGGCCCAGCTGCGTTTTCCAGCCTGGCCCTACTTTGTCGCTTGGCTCCCGTTTCCAGCTTTCAATAGGGGCTGTCGTCGCGCTAACGTATCTACCGTGCCAGGGCATCAGCCGGCCTGCGCCAAGTGTTCTGGCTACCTGATAAACGATGTCAGTGCTAGGTTGCCAGTTAGCATCAATCAGCAGTAGGTTAACGCTGGTCGTGCCGCGGGTCTGGTAGGCGTACTGCTTGCTCAGCAGTCGCTCGCTAATCTCGGTAACACCTGCCAGCAGTCCATGCTGTACCGTTGCTACGCCATAATGCTCTTGCAGCGTCTTTCTAATATCCTGCTTAGTAAAATACTGCCGCCCCTGCTCAGGCCAACTGCCGTAGTCCACCACATGCCCGCGCAATTGTTGATCCCAGGCAGCCACCAGGTAAAACAGGGCATCCTGCTGAACGTCACAAAATGCGGTTAGCTGCTCGGCCCAGTCTGGCACAAATCCCCGCGGTATCCCGCTTAGCTTTTTGCCGATGTCGGCTGGCACTAGAGCAAAAGCGTTTTCTACATCCTGACTACGCGGGCTGTTTTGGTATTCACTTAAAAAAGCGTCCTCATCTTTGGCCCACAAATCCATCGCGTACTGGATCGCGCTTACTTGGTCGGGTTCGTGCCGATATTCCCAGGCTACTTGACACCCCGCGTCGGCTGTTTCTCGGTTCGCTCGGTAGTAGTCGTTCAGCTGCTCTAGCGGCTGCTCTAGCCGGATTAGCTCGTTGCGTTTGTCCCTGTAGCCTCGCCACCAGTCCATATTGTCTGGCATCCGGTAAACCAGCTTCATTAGATCGCCGCGCCAATCTGGGTTTCGCTTGCGATCTAGCAGCCTGGCTGCTAGGTCATCTTGCTGAATTACCGTAACCGCCGCAAACGCTGCTAGCCGCTTTCTAGCCCCACCGAGTCCCAAAACCGCACGGCTTGTTGTGCGTTCTCGCTCAGCTGTGCTGTGAGCACTTTTGGCACTGCGTTCGGTCTGCGGGTCATCGAGCAGCACCAGTTCAGGGCGTATCGTAGTACCGTCAGGTAGCTTGTCACTTAGCCCACGAATTGCGCCTGTGATGGATCGGCAATACAAACGCGCACTGCTGCTGGGCGCTCCTGGCACAGTCGGAAATACCAGCTCCTCCCGAGTCCAGCGTATTCTGGTTTGTTCACCATCGAGGGTTTGGCCGCCAGTTCTGTGGTTAATACCTTCCAGCCGCTGAATGGGGTAACACGCTTCAGGAAAGTCGCCGCTTAGGTTCTCATCGGCCTCGATGGTTATTTTGACGTTGTTGGCGATCTTAATACTGTCGGCCTTAGTCGCTGCCACTACTACGACAAACTTACAGTGGCCGTACAGGATAGCCCACAGCGTCGCCCCAGTAATCAGGGTTGTCTTGCCCTGCCGCCTGGGCATAGCGAGGGCGTACTGGCCACCGTGCAAAATAACGTCGCGCATCACCTCTATGGCGCGCAGATGGTCGTTTGACCACGGCAGGTTAAAAGTCTCTTTAAGGTACGTTTCCAAAAACAGCTTTAGGCTATCTTTGCATCTGGCCCGCCTGGCTGGATCTGCTACGGTTGGCAGCGGCCCTATCTCACGGCTACTTTGGGCTCGCTCTCGGCTGCGCCTAGCCATGTCCTCTTTATGCCGCTGATATTGCTCACTGGTTTTGTCAATCGTCGCCACTTATCACCTCGATTTCAATCACCAGTTGCCCCAGCTTCATTACGTCGCCGCGCTTAATCGTTAGCTCATCTATCTGCTTGTCGTCTGCGTAAACGCCGGCTTTGGCGAGGGCATCAAGGGGCGCTTTGAGTAGGTTATCAAGGTCGCGCGCTCGCTGATCTGGCGGGTTAGCTGTGATGCTTACGCGCAGCTTGCCGGTCATCGGCCTGGGTGCGCCACGGTTGCAGGCAAACACGGCCAGCAGGGTATCAACTCGGTACTGCTTGCCCTTTGCGGTCAGGTAGCGGTATTTGTCGCGGCTGCCCCAGTAGTGATTGTTTGACGGGGGCCAGGGTAGAATTAGCTTCATGTTTCTAGTCCTGGTCGCTTTCATCACCTGGCATCTTTGGGCAGCCGCCTAAAACATCTGTTGACCTTGCTTTATATCCTCGCATAGCCCCAGAAAACGGTTTTTTGCGATCAATATGATTATCGTTTCTTATGCGAACACGCAGACACTTAAGACAAAATCTTCTGTCAGTTGTAACCGCCGGCTTGTGCTGGCAATCGACGCACCGCCCATCTGCCCTTGTCTCTGGTAAATTACTGCTTGTATTCATGTTTTCACCTGTAATGCGCTGACCAATAAACCTTGCCATTTCTTCCAATTGCAAACGCCCTTGCCACCATTCGATACTTTTTGCTAGTGCAGTGGCTCGGCCTGGCTGTCGAATTGCTGCTGCCCACGCCCGCAAATCTGCACCCTGGGGCGATGCCTAGTAGATGCCCAACAACGCCCCTGGCCGCTTGCAGCTCGGCCTCGCGTTTTGCAAAAACATAAGCAGCTTGGTCTGTAGCCACTTCGGCTGTGCCGGCCTGTTGGCCGAAACATTCGGTAGCAAACAGCCCCACGACAAATGCCAGGGCAATTAAAATCTTGTTCATCACTCCACCTCCTTTGCGCACTGATAACACCATTCACTCCACTGCTCGCTTGTCATTTGGCCAGCTTTGTACTCCGGAATCCTGGTTAGGATTTTATCGTAGGCCGCTTTCATGCTGCCAGCAAACCTCGGTAAAGGCTTATAGGCAGCCCTGCGAGCTTTTACGTCTGCTGACACCTCCTGGGCTGCTTGCTCGCGTCTATGCCGCAAATTTGCTAATTCCCTGGCATTTGCTGCCAGTCGGTAAATTGTCTGGTCACGTTCAAACCCAGCGGGCGGCTTTTGCTTGCCAGTTGCCCAGGCATCCAGTACGGCCAAGGCGTCAACGTAGTCAACAGCCCCGAGAGCATCCATCCACGCTTTGCCGGTCGCGTTGCGGCTGGGCAGTTCGTCAAACCAGGTTTTAAAACTTGGAAACAGGACAAAAACTCGGTTAATCAGTTTGGTTGTTTCGTCGCGATTCATTAGAAACCTAGCTCCTCGGTAAATGATTCATGCTTCCTCACGCTGCGTTGCCAAGTTGGATCGGGCGCAGATAGCCCTTGCCAGCCTTTGGCGATAGTGTAGTTAATCCACTCCGTTGCCACTTCTGGCCCCAGCTTGGCCAGCTGCGCCAGTTGTCTGGTTGCTGATGTCGGTTTAAGTGGTTTCTTGATTTCGACTCTGTGGCGTAGCCAGTCTTTCCAGGCGACTTGAAAGGCTTCTGTGTTTAGGCTTTCACTAAACTCGTACAGAACTCCCATTTCCCCCACAGGGGGTTTAGGGGGTGTATTGTTATTCTTATCTTCTCTTCTCTTCTCTTCTCTAGGTAACGCTGCACTAACGCTGAGTGCGTTACCTTTGCGTTTCTCATGCGTTACCTGTTGCGTTACCTTTTCGTTACTTGCCTTATGTTCGGCCACTCTTTTTGAGGTTAAAGCCCTCTTTTTAGCGGTGCTTCCGTTATGCCTATCAAAGTTTGGCAAAGATATTTGATTTTCTAATTCAATCATCCAGCCGGCTTCAATCATCGCGTCGCAAAATCCGGTAACGCTCAATTTGCGATCCAGTAACGCTTTGGTAACGCTCGGTGCGTTACCGTCCTGCGTTTGCTCATCGAACCACGCCCAGACCCTCAGTAGCTTTCCAACTACAGCATCTGGGTCGATACTCAGTCTCTGTGCGATCTGCCACACCTCCGGCTTATCGCTTGTGCAAATCTCAAATTTAATCCATGCCATTTGTATGGCTCCAACAAAAAACCGCCTGCCCAGGCTACCAGACCCAGACAGACGGTTCAGCGGTTTCCCGCGTTGTTGTTACTATAGCCTGCTGGTAGTCAGGCTATTCCGTTTTACCACCTTCACTGTCGCTTTGCAAATTCACAATCTCCTGTCGCAACACCTTAACCTCCTTTGGTGCTTCAATTGCGATCCTTACCGTATTGCCTTTAATCGACACCACCTCCACTGCGATGCGATCGCCAACAATAATTCGCTCTCGTACCTTGCGGCTCAAAACTAGCTTACCCATGGTTAAAACTTCCTTGTTACAAAAATTAAATACTAAGGCAAAACACATTATTTATCTGGCTCGATAGATAAGGCTTTCAAACTCACCTCTCTCTTTGCAAGCATTGATGCGTTTGCAGTCATCCATGCACGACTTGCACATATCCAGCAAATACTCTGCAAGTTGTTGGGCTGCATCCGATGCTGTCAAAAACCACTCTCCATCATCCTGTACTGGAAAGACGTCAGGCTTGACAGTGCTTTCCTTGGAATAAACCGATCTGGCTACAAAATATGTCCCAAATCTTAGGTTTTGAGTTTCTTCCAAAATCACATATTCTTCAATCAAGCGAAAATCGTAGTCTACCCGGTAGAGCAAATCTCCAGCTCGCATAAATTCACATTTATAAGGCTGTTGCAGATAGCAGCCATCACTCCCGTCTGGGAAATCATAATCACACATTGGGTACCTCAGTTTTTAAATGTTAAACGCCCCGATTTAACGCCTCGGGGCCAGGGCGTCATCACCAATCCCTGCCGCGGTTAATGCTGTCGATACGCGCACTCACGGCTAGCGCAGTCGTTTGGCAGTCCCTGCCGGCCAGACCAGGCCCGTTGCACTATTTAGGGTTAAACTCGCCGCACCAATCAGTTGGCACCACCCAGGGCCACACTGCATCCTCGCCACCTTCCTCACGCACTGGCGGGTTTTTTCTGCACTGCCCTACGCCTGGCTCAAAATCGTCATAAAACCGACAAGATTCACAGGCTCTCACAGGCTCGGCCTTCACAATCTCTAGCCAATGGTCGTCTAGTGAAACAACGTCTCGCAGTTCAGTTAAATTGCGAATTAAGAACGCGCCGTCTGATCTAATAATCACATCGTCGTCTATGTCCAAACTAGCCTTATCTTCGCTACCTGGAAATCGTTCTGAAAATTTAACCCACCTCATCTATCAAATCCTCCAATCTTTTTGGTGCTGCCTGCACAGGCTCAATGTCTACAACTTCGTCCTCGGCCTGCATCCCCAGCAGCAGCTCGGGGCAATGCTGGCGGGCAAAAAAACTAGCTGACCTGTAAATCAGCATTTGCTCGGGCATTGTTTTCCACTTGCTACCCTCTTTGTGA